TCGAACAAATTTTACCATTCTTCACACCAGATTTCAGTGTCGTCGTAGATTTTATTCCGCAAATGGGTCAAAAGTACACCGTGCCTATTATACTGAATTCTGTAGCATCTACAGTTGAGTATGAAGGTGGTATGGGTGATGGTACAACAAGAATCATTATGTGGGATTTGACGTTTACGGCTAAGAGTTTCATTTGGCCACCAGTCAAGTCTGGAAAAATTATCAATCAGGCAAATACAAATATCAACATCGACCTCACATCTAGACAAATACAAAAGGTTTACGTTGATTACGCTAACGGTAATAATGTATTTACTACAGGTGAAACAGTTCGTGATACTGCAAATGGATTCTTCGGTACAGTAGAATACTTTAGTAACACTTCACTTGGTACACTCGTAATTACTGGAGGTAATGAATACATCAAACCAGGATTCACACTTACAGGTGATTATTCTGGTGCAAGATACAACGTGTCTACATTAGATTCTACTTCAATTAATGCTGCGGCGGTGATTATTGAGCCTACTCCAAACACTGCTGCACCGCCAGCAGATTTTGGATTCATTGAAACAATTAAAGAATGGCCTGACACACTATGAAAAAATTAAATAAAAATTTATCTGAAATCTTCGATGTAGAACCGATTGAAGAAAAAGCCATAGAAACACTACCTGCTATTGTAAATGACAACAACAATCAGATTGATGCTGATGCTGAATTTGCCCGCACAAATATGCGTGAATTAATTAGTAACGGCAACAGAGCATTGACAGAACTAGCATCAGTTGCAAATCAATCAGAGTCACCAAGAGCATATGAAGTCTTAGCCACAATGATGAAAAATTTGGCTGAGATGAACAAAGATTTACTAGAGTTACAGAAACGAAAAAAAGAGCTTGCACCTCAGTCTGAAACTAGTAAAGGAGTCAACATAGACAAAGCAGTTTTTGTTGGCTCCACTAACGAATTACTTAAAATGATTAAAGGAAATAAATAAAATTATGGAACAACTAATCGAACAGATGAAGGTTATTTTGGGTACAAACTTTGGTTTGTATTTTAAAGCACACACCTTTCATTGGAATGTAGAGGGTCCAGACTTTGCACAGTACCACGGTTTCTTAGGAGACTTTTATGAGGCAGTGTTTGATCAGACCGATTCAATTGCCGAACACATTCGTGCATTGAATTCATATGCACCAACAACACTTGCACGAATGATGGAACTATCAAAGGTTCAAGACATCGTTGCTATTCCTTCACCGCTTGTTATGATGTCAGAACTTGCTCAAGACAACGACAAGTATATTATGGAATTACGCACAGGTATTGCAATTGCTGATGCTGCCGACGAACCTGCGGTAGGTAATTTTTTACAAGACATTCTTGATGCACATCAGAAACATGGTTGGATGCTAAAGAGTTTTACACGATAAATTATGGATGACGGATACCTTGGTAATGCCCGACTTAAAAGAGTCGGTGTTGAAATATCCTATACCGAAGAACAACTAAAAGAAATTGTAAAATGCACCGAAGATCCGGTGTATTTCATTCGCACCTACGTCAAGATTGTCAACGTAGATAAAGGTCTTGTTCCTTTTGAGATGTGGCCATTTCAGGAAGAAATGGTCAATCAATTTCACAACAATCGCTTTGTCATTGCAAAGATGCCACGACAGGTTGGTAAAACAACCACGACTGTTGGCTATATGCTTTGGTCTGCATTGTTCAACGAAGAATTTGTTATTGGTATTCTTGCCAACAAACTTCAACTTGCACAAGACATTCTGGCCAAGATACAGAAAGCCTATGAGTATTTACCCATGTGGCTTCAACAAGGTATCATCAACTGGAATAAACGGTCAATTGAATTAGAAAACGGTTCAAAGATTTATGCGTATGCAACATCAGCAGCAGGTGTTCGAGGTGGTTCATACAATCTAATCTTTCTTGATGAATTTGCATTCGTACCACATAACATGGCAGTAGACTTCTTTACTTCTACTTACCCTGTTATTTCATCTGGTAAAACATCTAAAGTAATTATTGTTTCTACGCCGAATGGTCTGAATCTGTTCTATAAGATGTGGACAGATGCTTTAGAAGGTCGTTCACTCTATAAGACACTTGAGATTCACTGGTCAATGGTACCAGGCCGTGACGAAAAGTGGAAAGAAGAAACGATACGAAACACTTCTGAAGAACAGTTTCGTCAAGAATTTGAGACAGAGTTCATTGGTTCTTCAGCAACATTGATTTCTGGTTCTAAGCTGCGTTCATTGGCGTTCTACGACCCGATGCGTGTTGAAGATGATGGTCATTTGTTTGTGTATGAAGACCCACGGCCAGGTAGAATATACATTGCTACCGTAGATTGCTCAGAGGGTGTTGGTATGGACTATCACACCATTAATATTATTGATGCTACAGAAGCACCGTACAAACAAGTTGCACGATACCGCAATAATAAATTGCCACTATTGTTCTTACCTACAGCAATCTATGCTTTAGCCAACCGCTACAATCAGGCTTATGTGTTAATTGAAACGAACAATGTAGGTCAGCAAGTGGTGGATATTCTACATTATGACTTAGAGTATGAGAACATCTATAAGTTAGAGCATCACCACATCAAAGGTCAGAGCATTTCTGCTGGCTTTAAACGTTCGGTGGCTTTTGGTGTGAAGACAACGAAATCAGTCAAGAAGATTGGCTGTGCTAACCTGAAAACTCTAATTGAAAATGACAAACTGATCATCAATGACTTTGACACCATTGCAGAACTGAATACTTTTGTCCGAACAAGAGATACTTATGCTGCTGAAGAAGGTAACAACGACGATATCGTAATGGGTTTAGTGCTTTATGCGTGGCTGACAGCACAGACTTTCTTCAAAGATGAAACAAGAATTGACATTCGTAAGATTATGCTAGAAGAACAGAATATGTTGGGAGAAGAAAATATGTTACCGTTCGGCTTTATTGAAGACGGTCTGCGTAGAGAGATGGAGGTGGAAGACGGAGACATGTGGGAACCACCTGCGGGTTATTTATCATCAAGTTTGTAAAAAACTAAATAGACAATAAAAAGAATATTGACCCAACAATAAAAGGAGAAATCCAATGGCATTTCAATTATCACCTGGAGTGAATGTATCAGAGATCGATCTGACTACAGTTATTCCTTCAGTTGCCTCTTCTACTGGCGCTTTTGCAGGACCTTTTAATTGGGGACCATGTGGTGTTGTAACAACTATTTCCGATGAAGTTCGACTAGTGGACACATTCGGCAAACCAGATAGCGTTAATTATGAATATTGGTTCTCCGCAGCGAACTTCCTAGCATATGGTAACAATCTAAAAATCGTTCGTGCCACACCAGGCGGTGCTAACAATGCTACTGCAAACGGTGGTGCTTTAGTAATCAGAAACGAAGATGACTGGTCAGACAATCACAGCGGATATGCCGATGGTGCATACGGTGGTTGGGCAGCAAAATTCCCTGGTGCATTAGGCAACTCATTGAAAATCTCAATGGCTGACTTAGGTACATTTGCAACATGGCCATATCGTACACAATTTAGCGCAAACACCGGAACATCAGCATATGTTGCAAATAAAGGTGGCGCAAATGATGAAGTTCATATTGTTGTTGTTGACGAAGATGGTTTATGGTCAGGTACAGCAGGTACAGTTCTTGAAAAATATGCATTCGTTTCAAAAGCATCCGATGCTAAAGATGATTCAGGTAATAGCAACTACTACAAAAATGTTGTTTCGAGTAAGTCGAAATATGTGTGGTGGGTTGCACACCCAGCAACAGCAAATCTCAGTTCTGGTACAGCATGGGGTTCTACTGCTAACGCATCTTCATTCAAAACCACAACAGCGAATGTAGAATTTTCACTGTCAAATGGTGCAGACGGTTCAGTAGGTTCATCACAAATTGTAACTGCATGGGATTCGTTTAAGAATGCTGAAGCGGTTGATGTCTCACTACTCGTAACTGGCACAGGCAACACTACGATTGCTACACATGTTATTACTAATATTGCAGAATCCCGTAAAGATTGTGTTGCATTCATTTCTCCAGAAAAAGCAGACGTTGTTGACAATGCTGGTAGTGAAGACACAGATGTTGTATCATTCCGCAATGGTTTACCATCCTCTTCATATGCAGTGATCGATTCGGGTTACAAGTATCAGTATGACAAATACAATGATGTTTACCGTTGGATTCCATTGAACGGTGACATTGCTGGTCTATGTGTTCGTACGGATAATGAACGTGATCCTTGGTTCTCACCTGGTGGTATGAATCGTGGTCAAATCAAAAACGTAATTAAACTTGCATGGAATCCAACAAAACCAGAACGTGACGATCTGTATCAAAAAGGTATTAACCCTGTTGTTTCTTTCCCAGGTGAAGGCACAGTCCTTTATGGTGATAAGACAATGCTCACAAAACCAAGTGCATTTGATCGAATCAACGTTCGTCGTTTGTTTATCACAATTGAAAAAGCAATTGCACGTGCAGCACGTTTCTCTCTGTTCGAATTTAACGATCAGTTCACACGTGCCCAGTTTGTTGCATTAGTTGAACCATATCTGCGTGATGTTCAAGGTCGCCGTGGTATCACAGACTTCCGTGTAGTCTGCGACGATACAAATAACACACCAGAAGTTATTGATCGTAATGAGTTTGTTGGTGACATTTATATCAAACCTGCTCGTTCTATCAACTTCATTCAACTTAACT